AAAACTAGGATTCTGCTCTATTGATAAATAAAAAATGACGTCTTTCGGTAAAATGGAAGTGTGTAATATTTCATTGTATTTTTGAAGAACGGATTCAATTACTTCGAAATGGTAGTTATAATTACGGTTATCTATAAAAATATCATATACTCGGGTATTAACACTGTACGACGATAGATCCTGCTGTTTTATCGCTTCATATAGCATTTCAACCAAATCACATCTATCGATCCTAACTAATCCTCCTCCTAATCTTGGGTTAATCTCAAACACTTTAATTTTACCATCGCATATAATAAAATCCGTATTAGAAATTCCAGTATATCCGCAGTTATGTAAAAACGATTCTAATTGTGTAATATATTTATCGTCCAAATCAACCCTTGACATGTTTGTTGTATTTACTGGATGACGTTTGATATGACATGGACTACCAAAATTACACCCATACGTTATATGTTTGATAATTTTACCGTTTTTTGATACGGCATAAGTTGTGTATTCTATAATATTTTCAATATATTCTTGAACAATATTATTTTCAAAATCGGATTTTTCTACAATTTTTGTTATCTTCATTTTTTCACCATTACTTAGATTGTATGGTTTAATTATATACATTCCATTATTATCAGTATTTATTTCATCAAACGATTCGTATACTTTTGGAGTATATTGTTCCAAATTATTATGTTTCACATATGATGCAAATTTTTTTTTACATGAAAACATTTTTATATTTTCTATTGACGGCATTAATCCTTTGATATTTTTATTGTGTAAATCAATCATATGATTTTCCATCAAAGGAATTATATATGTTGAGGATAAATCCATATTAGTCAATTTATTTATGTCATATACATTTGTAATCTCTCTTATATTTGCATTGGTATGTTTTGAAAAATCTGTAATTAATTTACTGTTCAATACATTCATCCAATCATTACTATGTTTACCAAAAAATATAATATTCATTTAGTATGTAGTATGTAGTATGTAGTATGTAGTATGTAGTATGTAGTATGTAGTATGTAGTATGTAGTATGTAGTATGTACTATGTTTATATTTCTCCTAAAATGAATGAGTATATTGAACCTTATTTTTTATTGTAAATATATAGAGATAGTATAGATTTAGATACTTTATCTGGATGTTCAATTTGACGAAATTTATAAACATACCAGTATTTTTGATCAGTTTGGCAATTGGTATTTTCGTAGTCTACGTATCTTTAGGAGATACGCGTAAGATCTATGTGTATCCCACTCCGGAAAACGTGGAATTAATGCAATACCGCGATAAAACCAATACTTGCTTCGGATATACACAGCAAGAAGTCGAATGTCCTAAGGACCCGAGTTTGATCACCAAGATCCCATCACAAGCGTAGTGCACATGTAGCATACATTGCGATAAGCTGGATGTATGACAAAAAATCTTTTGATAATATAGTGTAGGTATAGTATCAAACAGAATGCATTTTCGCAGATTATTAAACACAGCCCTAGGTAAATTTATGATTTCGATTCTATTGGGTCTAGGTTTAGCAACGTTATTCCGAAAAGTATGCACCGATAAGAATTGTATTTCGTTCAATGGACCGGTTATAAGCGAGGTCGACGGCAAGATTTATCAATACGGCGATAAATGCTACAAATACGTTGCCAAGGCCGCGTCATGTGATAGCACGAAAAAAATTGTCGACATTGCTTCTCCATTGACTACCAATGGCGTAGGGGATTTGATACCGGCAGTGCAACCGGTTGCTACAACTGGATCAAACACTACTAGCCCAAACAAAGGCATTTTTGGGTTTTAAACTCTATCCGTTTTTTTGTAGCCAAATGTCTACAAAAATGTGGATTTCTCTATGTGTCTTCGGTAAATGAATACATTTATCTACTGATAGACATTAAGGGCTATCCGTGTTTTTGTAGCCAAATGGCTACAAAAAATTAGAAAGTCCAAGTTCTTTTGGTGGATAATATATATTATCCACCGATAGAGGTTAAAATACAAATATTACAAATTCATTCACCTCATCTTCGTTAAAGTGGACCATACATAGATATCCTCCTCTATATATTGTCTTTCGTCTACATGGCAGATTCAACAACACGTATTGCCGATCTCCCTGAAAATATAACCGTTCAAATGGTACAACACCAGCAACCTATGCAAAGCGGCATGATGCAACAAGTACCGCATCAACTTCAGCAAGGTCAATCCCAACACCAAGGTATGTCATCAGATCCAACCTCTTATGTTCCCATCAATATTCACCCAAATCCCTACGGAATCCCTCAACAAACCGTGCCTGGACTACCTATGACCCAACCTCGTCCGAATCAACAGAACCAACAGAACCAACATAGTCAACAGATGGATACAATGATGCAACAACAACTTCAGCAACAGTTAGGAAATCAACGCATCCCCCTCCCATCACGTGATATCCCAATGAACCAAGACGAGTACCAACAAGACGAACAGATCCAACCAAATTATGTTCCCAAACAAAAGCTAACATCGGACTATATTCGCGAATATGAAGCCGCTAGTGAACAAGCCCTGAAACAACATGAACAAAAAAAGAGAGGAGAACAAGCTCGCGACAATTTATTTAGCGATTTGCAAACCCCAATTTTAGTTGCCCTTATTTATTTTATTTTTCAAATGCCTATTGTTAATACACTCCTCTTCAAATATTTCGCCTTCTTGTCAATTTACAACACAGATGGAAATATCAATTTCATGGGACTCCTACTCAAGAGCGCACTCGTTGGATTCGTCTTTTACATGATGCAATATGTAGTGAACTTTATAACGACATTATAACGGCACTATAACGACATGGTTGTATGTAATATATGTAATATATGTAATATACACCGATGAACATTTAAGTTCGCACACAAAGTGTGCGTCTTAATTGATTTATCGGCAACGTTTCCTTTGAACACTATCCGCACAAAGTGCGGATTACAATGTTCAAAGGTGTAAAAGTATATTTGTAGGTATCATGAATAGTGCAAAAAACGGCGATGCACGTGTCAAATGGATAAATTTACATAAATCAATCGCCAATACAACTATGCTATCTCGATCCAGATCTACATCTAGGTCTAGATCGAGATCGAGATCGAGATCGAGATCGAGATCGAGATGTGGAAAAATAAATCCAAAAGAAAGAGGTATCCTTAATGTCTATCAGTAGATAAATGTATTCATCTACCTAAGACATATAGAGAAATACACCTTTTTGTAGCCATTTTGCTACAAAAACACGGATAGCCCTTAACGGCTGCTATCATTTGGCTACAAAAATACGACCACAAATAAACAATTTTTGAAAAAATATCATAGTATTATAGTGTTTACCTTTGTACAAATGCCATTTATGTTGCTGATTCGACGGATATATAAAAAATGGTTTTTGAAAAAAAGTGCATCCACTTTATTCAAAGCGTTCGTTTTATTTATTATTGCAATTTTAATTATATTTGCTGTCAGAGAATTGGTCAATATTGGAAAACGTATTAGGGATTGGTTTCAAAATCGACAAGAAGAAAAAGAAGGTTTCGAACATAAGAGTAAAATCGTTTCGCCTGAATACATGAAAACTTTAGAGGAACATCAAAAAAAAGGAATGTTTCCCTTTCGTTGGCTAAAAGACGAACACGGTAAAATCCTCCCTATCGTATTGGTGTCAGGGTTTTTCCGCGACGATGAAGCAAAAGCACGCTACCAAGAATATATCGACAATGGGGTTAAAATAGTGGGTATAACGGCTTACAAAACTTTCCCCAAAAAGATCGAGGATTCTAGCGAGGATAAATATCACCATACGGATTCTTTCAACTACATAAAACAGATCAAAAATTGGATGACATGTTTCAAGAAACCACAGGATTATGGTTTTACAAGCGATAACAACTTAATAGATATTAGCGAATCGGACTTTTACGATGTAGACACCGGAAAAATACCTGAAAAAAAATACGATATAATTTACGTTTGTTTGAAAGATAATGATAGCTGTCCCTTGGATGGATGGAATGCCATCAACCGAAACTATGAACTAGCACTTAAATGTTTTCCCAGTATGATCAACGATTATGGCCTCAAAGTCTTGGTGGTTGGTCGTATTGGATGTGGTTTAGAAGAACGGTTTGGAAAGGACAAAATAGAAACCACGGATTTTTTACCCTGGCATGAATTCCAAGAAAAGATACGACAATCGCGCATTCTCTTTGTTCCCAATATTATGGATGCTAGTCCAAGAGTTATATCTGAATCAATGATCAAGGGACTTCCAGTTATTATGAACCAAAATATTGTCTGTGGATCAAAGTATATAACTGGCGATACAGGTGTATTGTTTAACGACGAAAAAGATTTCCCAACGGCTCTATCACAAATCTTGGCGGCATATCCAAAAATTTCTCCGAAAAAAGTACAAGATTGGTGGTCGCAAAACTATGGAATAAAACGTAGTGCAAAGAAAATGCGCGACTTTTTAGCAGGTTGTTATCCTGGACTCTTGGACAATGTCCAAGAAGTGTCTTTTTATTTATAATAAAAAGTTCGTAAAATGATCTATGATTTTTTATCACATTATCATAGATTACTATCATAGATAACAGTGAAATTATATACGATGAATATTAACTATAATTGTAGAGGAAATGGATATTCTATTGTAGGTCCAAGACGTCCTTATGAAATCAACGAAACTATCAATTATATTATACCTACAGGTCCCACAGGTCCTATGGGACCGGCTTTATTTACATTGTTAACTGATCCCTCTGGATCTCTTATTTTTCCTACAACCAATTCTATTTTGAATGTAAATAACAATGAACTATACTGTGATCCATCCGCTATAGCTCATATTCTTGAAGCTTATACAAATTTCAGTTTTTCGTTTACTATAGGAGAAACTAGTAGTGAATTTGCAAATAGCAATATTGTTAACATTGATCTTGGAAACGGAGACTTTTTGTTATTTGAGTTTGATACACAATCTGGAGGACAAAGACTTTCTATTGTATTCAATACAAACGGTTCTGAAACAGTATATGATGAATCATTCAATGTAAATGATAATTTTACTGTATTGACAACCGTCGATAATATCAATATTTATATCAACCATGTGTTGATTTATGAATTCCCTTTTTTTACAACATTTCCTGCTGAAATTACTTTTGCATTGACTGTATATGGTAATTCTATTTCGAATATTTCTTATGCGCCTGTCGTTATAGGTCCAACTGGTTTTACTGGTCCTACTGGACCTACTGGTCCCACTGGACCTACTGGTTTTACTGGACCTACTGGTTTTACTGGACCTACTGGTTTTACTGGTCCTACTGGTCCTACTGGTCCTACTGGTTTTACCGGTCCTACTGGTTTTACCGGTCCTACCGGTCGCACTGGACCTATGGGTCAAACTGGGTTCACTGGTCCAACCGGGTTAGGATCTACTGGTTTTACTGGTCCTATTGGTCCAACCGGGTTAGGATCTACTGGTCAAACGGGCCCTATGGGTCAAACTGGATATACGGGTTTTACCGGTCCAACTGGGTTAGGATCTACTGGTCAAACGGGCCCTATGGGTCAAACTGGATATACGGGTTTTACCGGTCCAACCGGGTTAGGATCGACTGGTGCTACTGGTACTACTGGGTCAACCGGACCTACTGGTCCTACTGGTCCAACCGGGTTAGGATCTACTGGTCAAACGGGCCCTATGGGTCAAACTGGATATACGGG